TTTGCACCAGTTAGAGATAAAGTAATCAATGACTGTAAGATCAGAAACCAAGATATAGCTATTTTGGTTTATAACAAAAAAATGATACTGCCCATTGAGAGTTTTAAAAACTTCTCTTACTCAGTACCAGTGAAAGATAAATTTACTTCTGACATTCATCAGCTTTTGTATTTTGAATTTAAGGAAGAAAACAAACAACAAACTAATTTATTCTAAGGAGGAACTATGAATAAACAAAAATTTGAAGAATGGGATTTGCTACCCATGTCATATAGCAAATTGAACTCATGGAAATCTTACCCATGTCAGTTCATCATTAATAAAATCTATAAGATCAACACAGGAACAAATCCTGCTATGTTTACTGGAGTAATCGTAGAGGAACTGCTCAAGGATCTTTTAGAGGGTAATGATAGTGAACAAAATACACAATATGCTCTCAAAGACTTTCAAAGAGAATTAGCTGATTATCACGATCAAAAAGAAGTAGCTAAATATCTTGAATTAATACCAAAGTTTTATGAAAACTGTAAACCACTGTTTAATAGATTTGGTAATCAGCAGCTTCATTCTTACCAAGAACAATTAACAACAGAAATAGAAGGAATTAATTTTGTTGGATATTCGGACTTTGTATGGGATTTAGGAGATGAGGGTATTCATGTATTTGATCTTAAAACAAAAGGCAGAATGGCTTTAAATCCTAGCGATAAGTTGCAGCAGTGGGTTTATAAAAAGGCTTTAGAAGAAAAATACCAGAAACCAGTGCATTGTAATTTATTTGTTGTGACACCAACGAAACATCATTTTGAGGAAATAGTCTTTACGCAGGAACATGAGATAGAGATAGTTAATGCTCTCAAAGGTATTGATAAAGTGTTGCATTTTTGCAACACCCCTAAAGACTGGGCATATTTATATCAACCAAACAAAAGTGACTTTATTTGGAACAATCCAAAAATGGTAGAGGCGAGGCAGCAGATATGGGGGATCTAATGGGTAAATTACGAGGATTTGTTGCTGATAAGGAAAGAAAGCTAGTCAGATGTATGATTTGTTGGAAAAAATATACCAAATTTATGTCAATAAAGTTGTATCAGCACAAAGAAGATTATAAATGTATTAGATGCTACAATGGGGGAACGAAACAATGGCAAAAATGATCTTTATAAATTATTGCCCAGATGATCAATTATCTGGGTGTATGATACTCAGCTATAAAGCTGAACTTACTTACAGAAGGCTACAGGACTTAATCTACACTAATGACGATAATCTTTTTGATGATGCTATCATATGGGATTTAGCAACAAGAGGATATACTGAAGAAGCACCTGCTATTAAAGAAGAATTGATCAAAAAGGGTAAGATCACAATAGAGCAGGATAAGATCAGAAACAAAAGATGTAGTGCAGAAATACAAGCCGCTAAAGATAGACATGATAAATCTAAAAAAGCTGCTGCTGCAAGATGGGGTAATGCTAACGCATCATCCGAGCATATGCTTGAGCCTTCGCAACCACTAACTACTAACCACAAACCACTAACTACTAATAACAAAAATATATATACACAGGAGTTTGATATTTTTTGGAAAAAATATGTTTTGGATGAAGGTGATAAAAGATCAACTAAATTTGATACATACAAGCAGTGGAAAAGATTATCAGAAGAAGATAGATCAACATTAGGGGATAAGTTCTTAGCTTATAAGAGTATTCATGGTGAGTTCTTTAAAGCACTGGAAAGATTTATTAGTAAAAAAATATATCTTGATGTGACTGCAGAAAAGCCTATGAGCAAAGAAGAATTTGCAGCATGGCAATTTAATATGGATATTGACATGAGAAAAAAAGGCTTGAAAACAATGCGGTGGTCAGAAGATTATATTAGAAGGCTTGATAAACACATTGAAATGAATAAATAAATAGTGTTAAGTTCAATCATGGATGATAATTTTTTAAAGCAGCACTTCTTCGTACTAGAAGAAAAGGATGGCACACATTCAGCTTATATCAGATTTGCAGGGTTTGCAGATAAAAAACAAGCCCAGTTTATTATTGATAGTATCATCCATGAATTAGGTATGATTAAAGTAGATCAAGTTGAGGAGAAACGCACACTACATTAAAGAGTACACTCTACTCATTGAAAGAGGATCAAATGGCAAGACCGAAAAAATACGAAATAGACACAGAAGAAGTAATTAAATTAGCAAGATTTGGTTGTACTAATACAGAAATTGGTCACTTCTTTGGGTGTTCACCTGATCTCATTGAAAAGAGTTATTCGGAATATTTACTAAAAGGCAGAGCAGAGCAGAAACTGAGGCTTAGACAACTACAATGGAAAGCAGCAGAAAAGGGTAATGCAGCTATATTGATATGGCTTGGTAAAAATATGTTAGGTCAATCAGATCAAGTGGAAAGTTCAGATGATGATAAACCTTTAGCTTGGTCTTATGATACTTAATGGGTTTATCTCAACCACAAAAACAAATTATAGATAGCGATAAAAGATTTAGATGCGTAATTTCAGGAAGAAGATTTGGTAAGACTTGGCTCTGTATTCAAGAACTGGCTAGGTTTGCTAGATACCCAAAACGCAAGGTATGGTATGTAGCACCAACTTACAGAATGGCAAAAGACATTGTTTATTCTGATCTAGTAGAAAAGCTGCGGCAACATAAATGGTTAAAGAAAGTAAATAATTCAGATTTAACTATTCATCTAAAAAATAATTCTGTAATACAACTCAGGGGAAGTGATAACGAGAATAGCCTTAGAGGAGTAGGTTTAGATTTTCTAATATTAGATGAGTTCAGTGATATCAAAAGTCATGCTTGGTTTGAAGTTCTTAGACCAACACTTAGTGATAAGCATAGAAAAGGTCATGTGTTGTTCTGCGGTACACCTAGAGGGTTTGGAAATTGGTCTTATGATATCTTTCTAAAAGGTAAATCTGATCCTGAATGGCAATCATTCCAATTTACAACTATAGAAGGCGGTCAAGTATCACCGCAAGAAATAGAACAAGCAAGAAGTGATTTGGATGAACGAACATTTAGACAAGAGTATGAAGCATCATTTGAACAATATAGTGGTCAAATATATTACAACTTTGATAGAGATAAAAATGTAATTAAACAATATACACCACAAACAAATCAAGTTCATATAGGTTTAGATTTCAATGTAGATCCAATGTCAGCAGTTATTGCAGAAATTAAATCAGAGAATGTATATGTTTATGATGAGATAGTTATATATTCCAGTAATACGCAAGAAATGACAGAAGAAATAAAACATAGATACAAAGATAAAATGGTTGTGATTTATCCTGATCCTGCATCTAAACAAAGAAAGACAAGTGCAGGTGGATTGACAGATTTAGCAATATTAAAGAATGCAGGTTTTAATGTAAGAGTACGCAATACTCATCCATTAGTTAGAGATAGGATCAATGCAGTAAATGCGAAACTCAAAAACGCAAAGGGTGTCAATAGTTTATTTATTGCCAATAAAGCTAAAAATGTTATAAAAAGTTTAGATAGACAAATTTATAAGGAAGGCACAAGTATTCCTGAAAAAGATACAGGGTTTGACCACATGAATGACGCATTAGGCTATATGATAGAATTTTTATATCCACTAAAAAGAGATTTTAAACCAAGCAAACCTCAGAGGTGGAGTTAATGGCACTTTACTCAAGAGAATTTTTAACATCTAAACATAAGCACTACGAGGAGAAGTTTGAAGATTGGCATTTCCATTTAATGTCATATCTGGGTGGTCAGGACTACCAAAGTGGTTATCAGCTAAATAGATATATCCTTGAAACTGATGAGGAATATATGAAAAGATCAGAGAATACCCCTATAGATAATCATTGTAAAAATGTAGTGCAAATCTATTCATCATTTTTATTTAGAGTTCCACCAACAAGAGATTACGGAAGTTTATCTGGTGATCCGCAGCTAGAGAGTTTTATTGATGATGCTGATTTAGATGGCAGATCATTTAACAATGTAATTAGAGAAATGCAGATGAACGCAAGTATTTATGGTACTTGTTGGGCTATCTTAGATAAACCTGCAGTTAATGCTCAGTCAAGAGCAGAAGAAATCCAGTTAGATATTAGACCATATATGAGTTTATATACACCTGAGAATGTTCTGAATTGGAACTTTGAGAGATCATTAAATGGTAAATACTTTCTCACAAATCTAACCTTACTAGAGGATCTTTTTGATGATGTTGCCACAATCAGAGTATGGAGTATGGAAGATATCACTACTTACAAGCTAAAAGATTTTTCAAAAGGCTATTCCACATCAAAGCCTATGATGGTGGATGAGATGCCAAATCAATTAGGTAAAATACCTGCAGTAATTTTATATAACCAAAAATCACAAAGACGAGGTATTGGTATATCTGATCTCAATGATGTAGCGGAACTGCAGAAAGCTATTTATAATGATTATTCCGAGATAGAGCAGCTAATTAGATTATCCAACCATCCAAGTTTAGTGAAAACACCTAATGTAGAAGCCAGTGCAGGAGCAGGTAGTGTCATTGAGATGCCTGAGGACTTAGATAGTAATTTAAAACCATATTTGATCCAACCTAGTTCACAATCATTGGATGGCATTATGAGCAATATCAATATGAAAGTAGAAGCTATTAATAGAATTACCCATATGGGAGCAGTCAGAGCAACACAAGACAGGGTGCAATCTGGTATTGCCTTACAAACAGAGTTCCAATTATTAAATGCAAGACTATCAGAGAAAGCTGATTATCTACAAAACGCAGAAGAACAGATTTGGAATTTATTTGCTGAATGGCAGAATGCTACCTTTGATGGTGAAATTATTTATCCTGATAGCTTTAATCTTAGAGATTATGCTAGTGATCTACAGTTCTTACAGATGGCTAAAGCTAGTGGTGTTCAATCAGAAAGTTTTGATAAAGAAGTTCAGAAACAAATTGCTAGAGCAGTGGTAGATGATGATGAAAAGATAGCTGATATTGATGGTGAGATAGATGCTAAATCAGCACCAATAGGTCAGTTCTCTACACCTGCTATTGAGGGTGAAGAAATTGAAGAAACGCAGAGTACCTAAAGATAAAAAAACAAAAGTACCTAAGAAATACTTATCAGGACTAAAAGGTGCTAAGAGAGCAAGACGAGCATCTTTGATTAAACGAGTATCAGCTTTATATAGAGCAGGGAAACGCATCCCACTATCATTATTAAGATCAAGGACTAAAGCATAATGGCAGTTAGAAGAAAAGCATTATCAGCATCAACAGTTGCTACTCTTAAAAGAAAAGCAAAAGCATCTAAGAGATATACCTATGGAACACTGGCTAAAGTCTATCGTAGAGGTCAGGGTGCATTTTTAAGTGCAGGTAGCCGCAGAGTTCCTATGGCAGCTTGGGCTATGGGTAGGGTTAATTCATTCCTCAGGGGTAGTCGTAAACACGACTTAGACTTACGCAAAAAGAAAAAGAAGTAAAAGGCAGAACTGTATCTGTTAATGAGTTCTATAACTGGACACATCAGCAGCATGGTAAGAAAAGATGTTTTTGCGGTCAATTTGCATCTATAGGTTTTAATTATAAATTTGGTATGTTAGAACTATTATGTTTTAAACATTACAAGGAGAGGATAGATGGCACTAACAAAGAAACAAAAGAAACTACCAATGGCTTTGCAAAAGGCTATTCTCAAGAAACAAAAGAAAAAGAAGGGGAAATAAAATGCCAAGACATTACTACGGAAAACCAAGATCAGCTAAACCTGCTATGAAAAAGAAGAAAAAGAAGAAGAAGAAATAGTGGCTAAAAAACGAAAAAAAGCACCAAGAGGATATCACTATATGCCTGATGGTAGATTGATGAAAAACTC